CCAGCTGAAACATTGAGTTTCCTAAGTTACCATGACGACCTAATTTGGAAAACGTAATCATACGCCTTTACAAGTTAAATAAATGCCTTTAAGTCTTGAAAGAACCACGTCTAAGGGTGTGTCAGGATTTTCTATAGCAGATACCCCGTGTTGCTTTCTATAATAATCTGCACCTTTCTTCATATTAGTAGTCCAAGTTTCGGTATGAGTAATAGAACTATTCTGAATAGAGCCTGGAATCTCTGTTAACAACTCATCGCTACCTTCAACATCTGGAAACCACCAGAACGCCGGTAACAAATTAGTCTTAATACCGCGTTGGCAAAGTTCTACATGCTCCCAGGCATTCTTAAAATATTCATCATGTAACCCAGCTTTTTTAATATAGATAGGATCAAAATACGAAAATGCTCCAACACTATGTGCATTTAGAGCTATTTTAATGTTGTTTGGATACTCTACAATGTATCTAGGGTTAGGTTTCTTGTAGTCTGGTGTTCTATTGGCTGGGCCATGATAACCAAAGTTCAAATGGGTAATGCCAGAACCTTGAGCAGCATCAATATACTTCTTCCACACGTCAGAAGATTTAATAATGATATCATTCTCAATTAAAAAAATATGATCACAACCTGCATTTATAAGGTATTTAAGAGCTTTATTCTTAGCTTTACCTACCGTTTGATAAGGTGGTCTGTTTTCGATTACATGAATACCTTCTGGTATAATTCCTTCTGGTAATTTAAGACCATCATTAATCAAAACAATCTCATCAAGAGATCCTTTATTAGCCATAAGGCTAGCAACACATTGTTTAGTGTATTCAGCCCGGTCACAGGCAATTATAGCAGCTCCAATTTTCATGCGTTTGTAGATTTGTGATATAACTCAGTTACGTAAGTCTTTACTTTATCCTTATACTTAACATCAAGTAAATCAATAAATTCAGATATAGAATTCTCTACACTAACATTAAAATCTTTAGAATTAGCCTCTTCAGTATTTATTTTAGATAACTCTGTGTAGTCATACTCTATTGTAAATTCAGCTGGCTTAATAGAGACAAGCTTCCTAATAATTGAGTCAACTACGTTAGGTTCTAGCTGTTTGTCAATAAAAAACTTAACTATATTGCCTTTAATAAACCCCCGAAGAGATTCAGCAGTATAAGTGCCGTTAGCAATATCAGAATATCTAATTTTATTATAACGCGGGGATATAATATTTTCGATAAACTCGTATTTAAGTGTATCTAGATCTAATATGTATAAACCTTTAGTGGTACCATAGTCACCCCAATCTTGCTGGTACGGACACCCTACATAAAGAATAGTACCATCGTCGTACTTTCTTTCTTCTCGGTGATGGAAGTGTCCGGTAATAGTGAGAGGTGCGCGACTTGTTAAGTCAGAGGCCTTGAGTCCGTTAGTACAAATTTTAAAGCTGTTCATCTTAAAGCTATTAATTTCAAAATGACCAAAAATAATATCACATTTTGGAACCGCTTCAACATCTTGACCCCACGGGCAGAAAGCTATTTTTTTACCTTGCGTGTCAACCACCATAAGAGTGTCAACAACACTAATATTAGACCAGCCTCTGAGAATAGAAATTGAATTAATATCAGACTTATCTTTATAAAAAGCGTCATGATTGCCCACAGTAATGATAATATTAAACTCCCGCAGACAATCAAAAATATCGGTAGTATTATGAAGAGTATTAACAGCAATATCGTTTCGATCATGGAATATGTCTCCGGGTATAATTATATCTTTAATGCCTCTTTGGCGAAATTGTTCAGCAGCCCACTTAGCATGTTCAAGTGCAATTTTATGCCAAGTTTCACTATTACGATGTACTCCGTAATGTGGATCTGAAAAGATCCCTACTTCTGAATTAATAATTTTCATTGCTTTTGTATGTAACAGCCGGATTCACAGGATCTTCGACCCCCACCCCTGGCCCAATAACACTATATACTTCTTCTTGATAAGCTGCAAGCGTATCTCTCATACGCTTTTCTTTTTTAATACGACTACGCCAACAATTAAAAGAGATCGAGTTAAAGTATGAAAAGGGATTATTGCCTCTATCAAAGCGGTACTTCTTTTGTTTGAGTGCGTTAAACATGTTAATCAAAGAATCACCAATGGCGTCTTCTTTAAAGGTATAATTAATAAAATTAGATGCATGCGCTAAGCCGTATGCAATATTTTTAATCATAAGGGCAAGTTCATTAGTAATGACATCAGTCTCATAGTACTTCTTAAGCTCGGCAGTAAAGTCTGCTGGACTTACATAGTATACCTTTTTAGCCTTAGCAGAGGCGCTTAGAACTTTAGGGGCTTTAGGCTCCTTAGGTTTCGGTGATAATCTTGTCGCTGACTTGGATTTTTTCAAGGTCATAGAATTCTTTGCGTTTGTCGAAGTGTTTTCCGCCATAAATTAATTCATCTACCAGGTCGATTATAGTGAGTACATCCTTGTTCTCATGAACACGTAGACCACGACCGATAGACTGTAAAGTTTTAATCTTAGACTTACCACCTGCTGCAAACATAATATAATGTATGTTTTTTATAGAAATGCCAGTAGAGAATATCTTGCTTATTGCAATACATACAACATCGTTATTGGTCTCCATTAGTTGCTGTATCTTTCTACGTTCTTCTACCTCAACACTTCCTTGTATAAAATATACTTGCTTATCACTTAATGCAGATAACTCTTTAAACATATTATCTCCATGAATAATATGATCCACAAGAATAAGACAGTTGTTCTTAAGCTTATTAACTATGTTCTTTATAACCATATACCGAAACTTGTTATTGTGTATAAAGTCTAATTCTGTTAAATAGCGTTGAGATGCTGCAACTGCAGTATAGTCAGGTTTAATACCGTACTCTAAGTGTACTGCAAGGGCCTGGGCATTAGCTATGTACTCTCCACCAGCAGCTTCTCTTAAATTGGTAGTAGTTCTTTTAAAAATAACCGGGCCGATAAAGTTATTAATGTTCCAGGTATCAATATCGCTTTCCGGTAAAGTACCTGTAAAGCCAAAGCGTCTTAAAGTGGGTATCTTATCAATAAGTTTATTAACTTTGTTACCTCTACGAAGCTTATGGCATTCGTCTACAATTAGCATACCGACTTCTTTAAACCAACTCAGATCTGATTTCTCGCTTTGCAAAATACCCATATTGGCTATAATAACCTGGGCATTAGTGTCAATCTCATTATTACCTGACCACTTAGTTACGGTATCCATCGGATAGTTGTAACTAATAAAATCTTTATAGGTCTGCTCAACAAGACCAATGTCAGGCACTACAATTAATACTCGCTCCTTATTACTCATTACTTGAGTAGCAGTGTAAACGAGATTTGCAATAATAAATGTCTTACCGCCACCGGTAGCAAGCTCGATTATACCGTGACCAAATGTTAAAGCTTTATTGACAGCTTCTTCTTGATAGTCTCTCAAGGCATACTCACTCTTAAGTGCCTCTTTATTTGATACCTGAAAGCGTAATTGCTCAAGTGCTGAAATCAGCTCATTGTTCATCGTTATTTCAAACGGTATAGTTTGACTGTTAAGAAACTTAACAATTTCTGGTACCAAGCCAATACCGCAATACCCTTGCGGGGTTATAGCATAAATGCGTTGGGGCATAAAACGCGAGTAACGATTAAACCGAGCCCCAGGGTTCTTTACAGAGAACCGCTCTTTAATATTGTTGAGGTAGTCTGATACTATCTTTACCTCTTTTCTTTTAGGGTCATATTCAAAACTTACCTTCATTACGTGGTCTCAAGTTTCTGTAAATCAATTACGTTTTTGCAATCGAAGGTTAACGAGCCTGTAAGTTTTTCTACTTTCTCCAGGTATTCGATAATAATTTTAAGCTTTTCAATACTCTCGTCAAGCTTAGCTACAGTGGGATCATTTAACGCGGATTGTTCTAGAGCTTGTTTACTCAATGCAACCGGAATATCTGCAGTACACTTTTTAATTGCTGCTTTCTTAGCGTTAATCAGTCTACGTATCTGATCCTTATGCATCATTAAGCGAGCAACCCACTTGTGCTTAATAACAGGTACAAGCATGGCTTTATCCTTTAAAGATAGCTCATCCACTTTAATATCTCCCAGTATCTCAGTCTGGTAATTAATAAATAATGTATCGTAATCTGGTAGTTCCATAATTAACACCGTAAGTATAGTATACTTTAGATAATATTCAACATGAAAAATTTTGATAAAAGAATACTCGCTTTACTTGAAGATATGGGTAACACTTCTGCAGGTGCTTTTGGTGCAGGTCAAGCTCATGCTTTTCAAATAGGGCAAAGTGGGGACTTTTACGCTCCAGGAGATGCCCGGAACTTATTTGGCTCTAAACAAAAAAACAAGTTTACCCCTCCTGGATCTAAGTTTAAACCACCAGGTTTTAAAAAGGGTAAGGTTATCCGTAGAACACCTCCAGGCATGTAATAAGTAGGGTTAATGGATCTCGGTCACTGGACTACTAAGCTTACTATTGAAGAAGATAATTTACCTTACGGTTTTATTTACGTTATTACTAATACTGTAAATAGAAAGCGGTATATTGGTAAGAAACAGATGAAGTCTGTTAAAAAGCTTAAACCATTAAAGGGTAAAAAGAATAAACGTCATTTTGATATTGAGACTGATTGGAAGACTTACATGTCTTCGTCTAATGACTTAAACGCTGATATCCAGGCTATAGGTAAAGACAAATTTACGTTTGAAATAGTGTGGCTTTGTGATAGTAAGTTTGAGCTGGCTTATTATGAAGCTAAAAAACAATTTGATAATGATGTACTTCTTAAAGAAGGGTTTTACAATGGTATTATTAACTGTAGAATAGGTAGAGCACCTGATGCTTTACTAAAGAAACTACTTGAACAATCCAAATTAG